GCAGGAGCAGAAGCGCCAAGAAGAAGAGAAAAAGAAGAAAGAAGAGGAAGAGAAAAAGAAAAACGACTGGCTTGGTAACGGCCTCAAATGGCTTGGCGACACAGCCAAAGGCGTAGGCGCAGGCGTTCAGCAAGCGGCGGGTAAGGCGGCTAGTGCAGTACTAGATACCGGCGAAACTATTGTTGGTGGCGCTAACCAATTGCTCTCACCCGAGGACGACAAAGATGCGCTCAAGGATAAGGTCGAGCGCAACAAGGGTATCCATGATTTCTTTGAAGGTGGCCGCTCCTGGATACGAGACCAAAAAGATATTACCGGTAAGAATATTGAAGATACCACTAAAGCGAAGGAAGCTGGCGACAAGATCGGACGGGGCAAGGCGGACGCTCGAGATTGGGCAACCGCTGTAGGCGATGCTATCGATGCGGGGTCTACTCTTACTGGGTTTATCAACCCTACTCGTTTAGCTGTAGACGGTACTGAGCTTACCGGCAAGGCATTAGCTGGACAGATCGCTAAAGAGGTGGCTGCTCAAGGTGGAGCAAACGCCGCTCAAGGTTTCCTGCAGGAGTACGGCAAGACAGGTGATATTAATAAAGCCTGGCAAAAGGCCGGCGAACAAGCTGCTACTGGCGCAATCTTCCAGGGCGGCCTCGAAGGCTTGGGTTATGGCATCGGTAAACTCCGCGGCAAGGTAGGTGATGAAGTTAACGCCAAGAATGTGGACGACGCTGTAGAGGCCTCTACAAACGCTAAAACTAGCGAAGATGGGTTAGATATCAACTCAGACACTAAAGCCGCTCAGACAGGCTCTCAAGAGCTTACAGAGGGTGTTAGTGCGCAACCCGAGAGTCGATATGCAGGTCTAAGCACTGAAGAGTTAAATAAAGCCAGTGCGCTTGATCCGCAAAACAAAGAGATTAACGCCGAACTATATCGCCGGCAGTCAGAAGAACTAAAAGCTCAACGCGAGGCTGAATCTCTTAATCGTGAACGTAATCCATTAGACGACATCAACGACGAGGTAAATGGCCCTAAGAGTCCCGAAGAAATTGCCCGACTTAATGAGGGCCTTAAACCAGGAGAGACACCTAAAGGCCTTACCGAGCAAGAGAAGATGGCCTATGAGTCAGACCCTCAATTCCGCGAACAGGTAGACGCTAAGCTAGCTGAGGCGCGCAAGGACTTCGAAAACAACGGTCTACCCAATGACAGTAAGACGGCTCAAGAGTACCTAGACAATATCGATAACGGCAAAGTTGATGGGCTACCTGACCATGTGTTTCGTGAGCGTGATGGTGTAGATTCTATCGGTCAAATACTTGGTGATGAGCAAATGCCGAAAGACGTGCGCAACGCAGCAGTGCAAGCGGCTGACCTAGGGCATGAGATCGACGCTAAGCTTGAAAACTTAATGAATGACAACACCTACAATCAAGCACATGCTCAAATGGATGCAGCCTACAAAGAGCGGCTCGCAGCCGTTAATGATATGCCTGGCCCACGTCAAGAGATCGAGCGACAACGTCTAGATGAACAATACACGAAAGACTTGCAAGAACTAGAAGAGACTCGCGCACGCGACCTACCCCAAGTGCAACAACTCAACGAGATGAAGCAGCGGGTAGAGGAACGCGCCCAAGAGATTGTCGGCGATGCTAATGAATTAATCCGTAGCGACCCAAAGACATTCCGCGGAATCGACCAGGACAAACTCGCCGAACACCGTCAACTGGCTGAGCAGAACCTTGCAGAGGCTAAGAAATATGACGGCAAGACTACATACGCGCTACAGGAGGTCTCAAAAGCTCAAAACCCAGAAGAGCTAAAGATCGCTCTTGAACGTAACGGAGAAACCCTCCAGAAAGAGTTGGCCAACACTTTAAACGTCAAGGATATCGAGCACGCCAAGGAAAGTATTAGCAAGATCTCCGATACTCAGATGGCCCTAGCTCGTATCACCTCCCCAAGCGTCCTGTTTGATAAAGGTGGACTCAATACTGAGAGCGCCGGGCTCTTTAGTGAACTAGTAAACGGTACAGGCCGCGCAGCTGTTGAAGGGGAACAAATAGCCAACCGATTGAGTGGCATCCAGAAGGCTCTTGGCAGCGACGCAAAGAAACCTGAGGTAATGGACAATATTGTTGATTACTTGGAGGGCAAAGTCGAGACCTTAAACGTCCCTGGCCACGAGAAGGCTGCTAAAGATATCCGCACAATGCTTGACGAGGTGAAGCCATGGCTTAAAGAAAACGGCTACGGTACAATCAATGACTTCTACTTCCCCCATATGCGAGAGAATGACCCCAAAGGATTAGCTAATCTGTTTGATGAGAATCAACTGGCTAAGGGTGAGCTTGGTATCGGTTCGCTTAAGTCACGTAAAAAAGGCGGCGAAGAGTACAGTAAAGACGTCTGGAAAGTGCTTGGTGATTACTTTAACGGCATCAACCAGGCCAAGAACATCGAGCCATCTCTCCGCAAAATTGAAAGCGTAAGTACTCAGCTTAAGCTCGCGTCAGCCGAGCACAAGAACTTTGAAGCCTATGCCGGCTTCCTTGATAGCTACATTAACCAGATTAAAGGCAAGAACCAAAGCAATATCGAGAAAGCTTTCGACGCTCAGTTCGGCCATAACGCATTTAAGAAGTCTACCGGCGCTATCCGGGCGGTTAATGCAATGGCCACGCTTGGTTTGTCTCCTCTTACCGCATTGCGCCAGATGACCCAGGAGATTGCTACAGTCGGCAACCTCAACCCTAAGTGGGCGGGCGTCGGTATGGTTAACGGTGCACGGATGCTCGCAAGCAAAGAGGGCCGCAAAGAGCTTAAACTCTCCGGCGTCCTAGATGAGGGCACTGGCCTTAAAGACCTTAAAGGTTTGACCCAAAGTAAAGCCGGCAAAGCGTTTGATAAGGTCTCAGACGGCCTCATGTCAATGGTGTCTACAATGGATAACATCATGCGCGCCCAAGCCTATGCCGGCGCAAAAGCTAAGGGTCTTAAACTTAATGGCGCTAAATGGGAGCGATGGGCTAATGAAGCTGGCCTAACTGGCCAAGCAGCTCAAGACTTCGTGCAAAAGAAAGCAATGGAGTACGGCACCAAAGCAACGGTTGATACCCAGTTTATCACCAGTAAGGTAGATGCGCCTGCAGCCTTTAATGGGCCCGGGATGCGTACTCTTACCCAGTTGGCAACATTTGACGGTAAGCAGGCTGGCTTCCTCATTCGTATGGGCCTCAAGCCTATCAAGGATGTAAAGAACGGCAACTATCGCCTAGCTGCTAATGATATGGGCAAGCTTATTGCAATGGGCGCTACCGCATGGGGTGTGCAGGCGACCCTCGGCCAATTCATCGGCATGAAGGAAACCGACCATATCCCGTTCTACGACCAGATCCAGGCCTGGACTAACATTGAGGGCAAGGATGAAAAAGGCTTTGAGCGAGACCAAAAGAACCGCTTCCGCCGATCCCCCGCAATGACTCTCCTGTTTGGCGATGGCAATAAAAACCAGGGACTTGTTGGCGCACTAACCGCTAAAGATAAGGGCGAAGGTGTCAAGCAATTCTGGGAGAAGAACTGGCAGCTTATAGTCCCGGCGGGCACTCAAGCTAAGCGCACCACCGAAGGCATTAAGTCAGTAGAAGAAGGCGTCGTGAAAAACGATAAAGGTAATACCCGTTTCACGCAAAACCAAGACCAGGGCAACGCGCTTAAGGCGGCAGTACTCGGTAAGTACACTACTGAGAATGGTCAGAAATGGCTCAAGGAAGGTAGTTTTAGTGCGGTCAAAGAGTCTCAGCAGTCTAAGATCGAAAGCCTGGAGTCGTCTAAAGAGCGCGAGCAGGCCACCGAGTACTTTAAGCGCACTAACAATATTCCTAGCCGTAAACAGGCCTACGACAACGCTAAACAGGCCCTCCAAGAGGGCAACCGCAATAGAGCCCAGTCTATTGTCAACGAGTATAATAGCAAGGTGAAGGGGGCCTATGACGGCTTCGAGTTAACAGGCGAGCAACGAAAGGCAGCTTCTCAGCGCGAAATACAATTAAACCGAGTCGTTAAGTCCTCTAAACAAAAACATAAGCAAAAATCTGGATGGTAGAACTATGGCAGAAAATGAAACAATGAACCGGTGGGAGGTCAAAGAAGCCATTCAGCAGGCTATAGACCTCCATGAAACCCGAAAGGCGGCAACATTTGTCCCAGTCTATGCACTTGACCTATACAAAAAAGACATAGAGGCAAGGCTTAAAGAACTGGAAGACGATGCAGCTGAAGAAAAAGATAGAAACCGTTGGCTATTCCGACTGGTGGTGGGTGCGGTGATTACATCGTTTATACCGATACTCATTGCCCTACTCAGTCGCGGCACGGGAGGGTTGCTGAGATGACCATTATTAAACGAACGATAGAGTGGCTCCGCAAAGATAAACTGCTAAAAGCGTTGTCGTTTATGATGGTGCTTAGCTTAATCTTTAGTGGATATACACTGTATAAGAGCTTGACCCTCAAGCCGGGCCAATCGGTTACTATCTCGGGCGGTACGAAGGTAGAGAAACCAGTGACTAGCATCACCAACGCCCAGGTCGACAAAGACGGGAACCTCGTTGTCTATTACTCAGATGGCGAGTCCCGCAATGTCGGGCAAGTGCTGGGCTCTAGTGGCAAGGACGGGAGAAACCCCTCAAGTAACGAGATACAAGTAGCGGTAAAAGCCTACTGTTCAACCAATAAATGCTCCGAGTCCCCCACTAGCGCCCAGGTAATGGCGGCGGTGTCTAGTTACTGTGCCGACAATAAATGCAAGGGCGCAGAAGGCAAGAGCACTAGCGATGATCAAGTCGCACTAGCTGTTGCTAAATACTGCGCAAGCGGTAAGTGCAAGGGCGATACCGGCGAAGCTGGAGCCAATGGTGCAAACGGTATTAATGGTACGAATGGCACAGATGGCGCGGACGGTAAAAGTCCTGTACTTAACTGTGTAAATATAAAAGACAACTCGGGTAACCAAACATCTTGGGTGGCGTGGAAATATGGCGGAGAAGACAATTCCGCGTATCGGCGCATATACAAGATAGCTGGTGACTCGAGCTGTATTAACATTTAGGAGAATGAATGGCACTAGCAGCTAATGCTCAAGATTGGGCAAGCCAGCGTATTGGGATCTTCTTCCCAGCTGGAGAATCAGACAATAGCCAAGGCTATTTAACCGGGCAATGCGTAAGCCTCATTAAGTGGTTTCTCGCTGAGATGTGCGAAAAAGTGCCGTCTCCGTTTGCCGCCCGCGGCCATGCAAAAGACTTTGGCGAAGCACTTGTAGCGCAAGGCATTGCAGACCGTGTAGGCGACCTTAAGCGGGGCGATATCCTTGTATGGCCTTATGATGGTGGTGGTTATGGCCACATCGGGGTGTACATGGGTGATGGTACTGTGTTTGAAGAGAACGTAGCAGCCAGTGGACAGCGCACCGCCAACTTTGGTGCAGGTATTGTATATGCCGCTGACGTCGACCCACTAAACGCAGGGTGGCGCATTGGTGGATACAACATCTATCGTGTCCGTACTTACGTTGAAAACATCGTGGCTCAGCGTGATCGTAGTGACGAGATTAACTTCCTTAATGGTTTGTACCGTCAAATCCTTGACCGCAACGTTGACGAGGGCGCTATTACCCACTACCTCAAGCAGATCGATGCCGGGTGGAATTGGGAGCAAATCAAGCAAGATCTCCTCGCCTCAGCCGAAGGCCAAGCAGTCCAGGCTCGACGCGTAGAGGAGGCCAAGGCTAAGGCTCGCGAACTACAGGCTGCGTTTGATAGCGAGACTAACGAGATAAAGCGGCTCTACAAAGAAATGCTAGAGCGTGATGCAGATGAGGGTGGTATTGAGCACTACCGCAACCAAATCCGCAACGGCTGGAACTGGCAGATGGTAGCAGACGACCTCCGCAATAGCAATGAGTACAAAGAGCTACAGCGTATTAAAGAGACGCCAGCTCCTGAGATTAAACACGTTGAAGATCGCGCTGCTATCCCCGAGCCCGAGCCTACTCCAGAAGCTCATGAGAGCCCCTCAGAAAGCGCAAAAGACGAAGATAGTACAACTATACTAAAAGATATTAGAAGCCTCTTACAGAGCCTTCTAGAGGCCTTTAAGAGCATTTTTGTAAAGGACAAGTGATGGAAGCATTGAACCTATTTATTATCCCCGCAATTGTTAAGGCATTCGATATGCTGAATAAGAAGGAATGGGGTGGGCTTGGTAAGCTCATCCTCGCAGTTGCCACTGGCGCAGCTGCCGGGTATCTTGGCTTCCATGGTCTAGATATCTATAGTGGTATCGCACTCGGCCTTCAATCGGCGGGTGTTGTAACTGTCGCAGCCAAGGCTAGCAACAAATAAAAGAAGCCCCCAGTTATTGGGGGCTTTTCTTATTGGTTTTGTTTGAACAGCGCCAAGTCGAGTAGATGTTTTTGGTACTCATCTAGGGCTTTGCGCTCTGCGATAAGTAGTTGCTCTTTATTAGAGAGTAGCACGTGTTGACGGGCAAGTTCCACCGCGTCGGCGTTAGTCTCCTCGAGCACTTCAACTCTGGCTTTGCACCACTTGAGTTGCTCAACTAACTTGGCGTTATCGATCTCAAGATTCTTGATCCTGTTGCGTAGCGTTTTGTCTACGATGTTTTTTAAAATATTCATCTGCAATCTCCTCGATGCGTTCATTACTTATATACTCAGTCATTGAAACCTGCCACTAATGATGGACATTTAAACTTTGTCGCGTCGTTAAAGTTATCAGTAATCACATACTTAAGATCCGCCTCTTTAGGCACTTCAGTGGCCCAGTAATCGATAGGATCTTCGCCGCAATGTTGACGAACTTCGTCATAGGGGAAGCTCCGCTCGTCTAGGTCTTTGATAACCTCGCCGGCTGGGTCATTATCTACATTGTAGACTGATACCCGGTAGTCATGCGCCATCAACATTGCCGCGATATGCTCAACAGCCGGGTTAGTTGTTGTTCGATAATCGATTAATACAGTTTCCATACTACTGACATCCTGAGCACCCTAGCAGCTCGGCGGGGTCTACAATCTCCCCGTTTACTACGCGTCGCTCTTTATTATTAGTTTCAAAGTGTTGTTGCGCCTCTTCAATAATCTTTAGCTTCTCCTCAAGGGTGTCAGCTTCTTCTAGGCGCTTAGTCAAGTCTTGTTTATAAGTCATTTAATCGATCTCCTACCAGTTTAGCGTAACCTGCAATGTCAATATAGCTGTCTGCGTAATAAGGGTCACCGTTAACAATGCGGCCAAGCTTATGGGCGATCATCTCAAGCGTTTCCTTGATATCATCGTCAAGTGTTGCAACGTCTACATTCTTGTTATTCTTAAGCCCCATGTAAAGGATCTGTTTAATGCTTTGACTAATCGTAGCGTGGTCTACATAGTCGCCATAACGCTTCCCGCGCTCAGCTGTTACTTCATCAATACTCGTCATAGTGTCTCCTTTACGTCGTTAACTGCTTGCTCATATGGTTCACCGCCAATAAGGACAGCGATCACTGCGAATGTAATCATCACCCCGTAGGCGAGAAACGCTAGTACTGCAACGGGGAATGCGAGAATAACGCGCACATATTCAAGTAATGTCTTTAATGTGTTCATAGGAAAAAGTCTTCTTGTTTAAATTGATCCATCGGGTCGGGTTCTGCGCCCTTCATGAAGTAGTCTAGCTCATAGCCTAACTGCTTTTCTGTCTTGTCCCGGCAAGTAGGGCAGATAGTCCAACCATAGTCCCAGCTTATAATCCAGTTAGGCGGTAGATAGTCACGATCTGTTAGCTCCATCTCGCCGCAAGCGTAACACTCAACATCCCGACTTAAAGGAGCTTCTCTATCGCTATACATTGACCAATCTACCCTCCTTCTTTACACTAGCCTCGCTTGACCAGCCGCCGCAATGCAGGCACTTGTAACGCTGCACTCGGCCTGAACGTTTACGGTAGCTACCATCTTTACGGATATTATCACTCCCACATTTAGGGCAGATGCCATCGATACCTGTATGGTCGCCAATGTTGGGGTGGTTCTTAATCCAGGGGCGCAGCTTCTTATAAAGGGCGACAGTAACATCGACGTCTCGGTTGTTGTATTCTGCCATGAGCCCCCATGATTTTTTATCGTTCTTAATAAGGCAGTCGTACCAAAGATCCTTATAGGTTGTCTCTGTTTTACCTTCGCCCAGTAAGAGCTTGCCTAAACTGTCTAGTCTGTTACTATTAAAGCGTGCAACTGATCGCGCAACCTGTAGAGTGTCAATCTGCTTATACGGGCTAGGCGGCGTAAGGTCGTATCGCATGAACAGCGCGTTGATCATTTTATTGTCAAACTTATTTGAGTTGTGGCCGAGCACATAATCGGCCTGATTATATAGATCCCAGATATGGCGCGCCAACTCCTCTTCAGACATACTGCTGAGATTGAGGTTTCGTGTCCTGTTCATATCTACCCATTGCCAACTGATAGACATGATAGTTGGATCGCGCTCAACTTTAACGGCGTTTGTATTCCAGAGTGAGTACGCCCAAATAAGGGATGGGCTACTCTCAATGTCTAGACAAAGTATCTTGGGCAGTGGATCAAACTCTTGCTGGCTAATCTTCGTCAAATTCTGCACAAAGCTCCTCCAACTCTATACTTGATAGTCGGCTATTAACTAGCCAAATCTCCGCCTTATCAGCAGGCTCATACTCCATTACGGGTATATTCATTAATTCTCTCCTTCCTTTATATCCCCGCCAGCTTTAGGCTAGCATTTGGACTTGAACGGCTCTATTCTCACCGGAGCCGTAGACGGTTGACATATCCTCGTATGGTGAGGCTGTCTTTCACCCACCTTAACCGCGGGGATAACGTTGACACGTACGTGTGTCTCCCTAGGGTATTGAATAAAATAGGCTGCATCTTCCTTGACATTTAACTAGCTCACTGGCTAGCACCCGCTATTGGTTTACCCAAACTTTAGTTTGGCGTAGGTCGTAGACCTACCACCAACGCTTACTTTGCCATGAGGCCCAGGCTTGAGCCCAACCACCGTAGCGACCCTTTGCGTAAGCGTCTGCGCCTCGGATGTGGCCGGCAATATTGCCTGTACCACCCCATTTGCCACAGGGCAACTCCTGGAAGTAGGCACATGCACCACCGTTAGGGTTCACCGCGTTAGGGTTACAGCTCGACTCCTTCTGGGCTATTTGTAGCGCAAAAGGTAGGTCGGCTTGTGATATGCCATTAGCAAGCAAGATCGAACTAATAGCTTGACACCCAGCTGGGGCGGCTGCCTGTACGACAGGCGCTGGCTGAGGTTTTATTGCAGCTTCTTTAGCTTGAGCCTCCTGCTGAGCTTTAGCCTCTTGGGCTTTCTTCTCCTCGGCGACTTTTGCCTCTCGCTTATTCTGCAAGCTGACTTTTAAACTTTGGTTTTCCTTTGTAAGGTTCTCGGCGTTTTGCCTTGTTTCGCGCAAAGATGACTCAATGGTCGTCTTCTCTTTTTTGAGCGATTCTACGCGCTCTGAGACACCTTTAAGCGCATTTTGTGTCGTATTAGTCTTAGCCTCCTGGCGGACTAGGTCTTGTTTTACATTATGGTTCGCATTAAGAGCGATAATGTTCAACACGACCAGCGCGAGTATAGCAGCCGGTAAGGCGTACTTTTTCGCTTTCGTTACTAGGTTTTTACTAATATAACCTCCTATTTAAGTTCTTTGAAGGATCATCCCACGCGCCTCTCTATTGCTCGATGCCCTGGTATTCCGCAATCTCTTCCATTGTGTAGCCCTGCTCCATCAGCTCAACTACCTTTTGTCCGATCTTACTCATATATCATTTCTCCTTCCTAGTTAGTATACTACACCAGCTCATACGGATTGTCTAGCGTAGAATTTACAACATTCCGCATCTCCGCTAGCTTAACTGAGGTAAGGCCTAATTGATTTAGCACTCTATATAAGGCGTCTAGCTGAGCGTAGTCTCTCTCCGGGTGGATCGGCGTGTCTACTATTGCTTTACCGTATGACTCAAATGTTTGTATTACTTCGCGTTTATTCACCTACGTCTCCGACAAAGCTCTTAAGAAGTCCCGCGTTTCTTGCGATACGAGCGGCTTCCAGCGTTTACTACCCTTGCGATAGTTGCACCCACCGTGGGCGGGCTGTATATTGCTAGGATCAAACATGTTGGATGCCTCGCGTGGCTCTATGTGGTCTAATGTTACTTCGTTTAATGGGACAAACTTGCTACAAATGCCGCATAAGTAACAGCCGTTATCGAGTGGCGGATTATCTTCTAACCAGTAACGACGAAAAGCGAGCCATGCCGACTCGCTATCCGTATAATTACTGGGATCAAATGTATCTAACTTCGACAAGCACACCCTCCTCGCCTTTGTCCACCTTAATGAAATCATCCCCGTCAAAGCCTTTAACCCATGACTGGTTGTCGTTGGGTAGTACGCCGGCGTGTTGCATGCCGTCTAATACATACTTACACCCAAACCTGATATTATCAAAATCATGCTTACCTGAGTAGTACCAAGTGAACTTTATTTTGCAAGGCTTCTCTACTACTGGTTGACCCTTAACTTGTGATGAGACAAGCTCGTTCATCTTCTTCTTAAGCGCCGCGCCTGCAAACCTATTCACTCGGTTAGCGTTGTCATGCTCATTAAGCTTGGCTAAGTTGCCGTTAATCTTGTAAGATATCATCTAACATCCTGTCTATTGATTGCCGCTTTTCTAGCTTCTCTTTCCTGCGCTTCTCTCTATTTTCTACTGACGCCCTATTCCCCTTAAGCCTAGCTGCTTGATCGAATGTATGAGCCTTGCCGCGTGCGTGGGCTAGCACCCCTCTTAATCGCGCACCTTTGATCCTACCCCATTTATGAAAGGCTAATGCGGCTGGAGAGTCTTCTTTCTTAGCTGGCTTGAACTTAGAGATTCGCTTCGGTCTTCCTCTGCGACTGGAGCTCGATCGTGCGCCCTTTGATCGCGTCGATGAGGTCGTGCGTGTCTGCCGAGATTGACTTGAGTCGCTCATATAATACCTTAGCCTCCGCGTATACTTCTTTACTCTTAATATACTGTTCATCTGCGTTTTTCGCTTCTGACGCGGCGGTTACTGGGAGCTTCTCTCGAGCCCTTAAGAACGCCCGAGATTTTTCCGTCTCCATCTCGCGTTCTGCCTTTAATAGGTTGCGCAATGCATCCTCTTTAAACTCGGCGAGGTAGCCTTTCATTGCAGAAAGCTTAAGGGCGGTGTAACTAAGCACATCCGCCCCTTGTGCTTTAACCCATTGTGCGTCAGAAAACTTTTCGTTGATGAACATAATGTTCTGAATAATTTTCTGGTAATCTATCATTCTAACTAGTAATCAAGGTTTGTAAGGTCTGGAGCACTTTCTCCCGGGTCGTTGGCGACATTGCCTTGAAACCGGGCGAGATTATCAAGCTTAGCCTCCAATGCTGTTACGCGATCCTCAAGTGCCCTGTACTTTGCGTCATCAGTTGTTGACTGCTGCTGAGGTTCTCGGTGACCAAACGGCCGATCTGCTCGCTTAAACTGCGCCTTACCCCACTGATTCTTGATGATGTCGCCATAAAGGCTGTCGCCCTTATTAACGGCGTTGCCTGGCTTGCGAAGAATCTGCATCCATCCGTCTACCGGCTGGCTTTGCACCTTCACCATGTAAACGTGAAACTGGTTGCCGCCAAACTCCTTAACAGTTACTTGCTTAGTGTCGCGATCCTTACCCTGGAATGCGTCCGTTACTAGCCAATCTTGTGCCATTTACTTACTCCCTTTCTTTTTAAGTTTTGGCTTATCACTAGGCTGAATAACTTCAACCCCTAAGTGATCTAAAATTAATGCGACGTTATCTCGCAGCTCGTCAATCGCTACTGTATGGAGCATCTGGATATCGTCAATGTCTTGCATCCAGTCGCCGATGTTATCGAACCCCTTCCGCAAGTCTTTTAGCTCTTTTTTGTTGATACTTAGCTGATCCCAGGCATCGTTATTGGCGTCTATCAATTTGTCAACCGTTTTGTCGGTCGCTTTTAGCTTAGCGTTTAGCAGTTTATATTTTCCTAGCATTTAGTCCTCCTTTAATGCTTTAGATATATCAACGGCATCGTGCGTGTAATGAACCCATGGCCGCTTGCCGCTTACTAGTCGCTCGGGATCTAGATGGTGGATCTGCAACTCCTTCGTATTTATCCCGTACTGCTTAAGGATATGGGCGTAAAAAGACAGTTGCAGCCAGTACTCGCCGAGCTGGGTGTTGTCAACGTCTTTCTTAAATGGGCTGTCTTTTTCCTGGTAAACTTTATGGTTGACATCTGTCGAGCTTTTGTAGTCATGAATGATCACAGTATTTTTATCGATGACCTCCAGTAGATCGATAGCCCCACAAAATCGCAACCCCTCGTGCCAAATGAATTGTTCCGGTAGATACTTACCTGGGCCAATATCGTTGACTAAAGTTTGCACAATATACCGGATAAACACATTCTTACTAAGAGCTTTGTTTATGCCGTCTTTGCCTTTGATTTTTTCACCATCTTTGTAATGAGTGAAATACATCTCGAGCGCAGCATGGACTGCCGAGCCGTAGCCGGTAGCTATATCAGCTTTCATCTCCCACATGTTCTCCACGACATCGCGCTTAACGCCCTTCTCCCGTTCGTAGTAATTAAGCACCCGCTCTTTGTCTCCATCGGTAAACTGCTTGAAAAACTTACGAGGGAAGCGGCTACCAGACGTGTAATGAGGCAGGTAGATATGGCCGTTGTCTACGCCAACTGTAATCTCTCGCCCAAGTACCTTAGATTTGTATACGGTGGGGTTCTTCAAATTCACGCTCTGAGCCCCCTGAGAGGCTGCAGGATCGTTCGTAGCGTCAGAGATGGGTTCAGATACCTCTTTCTCGTATTTAAGACAAATATTCATGCCTAGGTTCTTGCCTTTATCTCCGCCGGTGACTTCCGAGATTTTAATCTCTACTTCACGACCAGCGTCTAGGGCTTCGGCGATGTCTTTGTTCTTATCTTTGGCAATATATCCAACTGGATACCATTTACCTTTGATGTCCACGTCCACTGCAACTGCTCGTGGGTCATATTGATTTTCAGGCTCTCGCCTAACCCGGAGGTCTTCACTGCCCTCCAGGTGCGCAAGTATATCTTGGCGGTTCTCAAACGTTGTGCCGACAATCTTGCTGCGGTAATTTACTTCCTTCATGTTTTTCAGTATACACCCTAGCAATATTCTAGTCAATAGTCAGTGTCATGTAATATTTACAACGTGCTATATTGCTAGTGAGGCCTCACTCCTCTCTCTTTCACCCCGCTATTCTTGGCGGGGTTTTTTCTTTGCATGACCTTTGTAGTATCTGGTCAATCATTTGCGCTTCATCTGACATCTTGAAGGCCATTTTGTTTGCTCCTTTAATGTAAAGACCATCTAAAGAAACAACGCGGCTCAGTGCAACGTACCCCTGGCCCGGCACAAACGCTTCAGCTAAATCAATCTCTGCGGCGTCTAGCGTCATACCCTGGCTCTTATGGACAGTAATAGCGTATGCAAGTCTTAGCGGTATCTGGGTAACTGCGCCGAGTGTAACGCCTTCATTGCTGACCTCCCATGTATCGGGATTTACAACAACCTCATTACCGTGAAAGTCTACAACAGGCAAGCCGTCCTCTAGTGCGACCACTTCGCCAAGTGAACCGTTATGGTACAATCCCTCGCTGTTGTTCTTGGTAGCGATGACAGGTGCGCCGACTTTTAGCTCGAGCAACTCAGGGCTTTGTATTGCCCACTTTAATCCGTTGATGATATTAATGTCACCCTTTTCGGTCATCATATAAAAGATAGAGTCACCCTTAAGCCTCTTCAGCTGGTTGATATTCTCACTATCTACCTTCCTGTTAAGGGAATACAGCCGCGGTACTTGTCTATTGGGCTTAACCATCCTGCTTTGTACTAGTGTTATGTGGCGCTTAAACAGTTTTCCGCCGCGGACTCCTTCAAGTAGATCGCGCAATCGGTCATCCTTTTGGCGATACACCCTGGTAAGGTAGCAACTTCTAATATTAAGCTCGTTCCAGACCTTACTGTTAGTAATGAATTTACCCTCAACTGGCGGCAACTGATAGAAGTCTCCGCATAAGATAAGCTGTATGCCACCAAATGGCCGGTCATCATTACGCGCCCACCTAAGTACGGTATCTAGCATGTCAAACACAAAGTCCGGCATCATACTCACCTCATCTATTACGAGGGTGGCGGTAGTCTGAAACTCTTTGCGTTTTTTCTTACTAATGGTAAATTGCCAATCATCTGGCAGCTCTTTGCCTAGCCCGACTCGCGCCCAGCTATGGAGTGTCTGCCCGTTAAGATGGGAGGCGGCCAGCCCTGTTGTAGCTGTAACCGCCGTCTTACGCCCCAACAACCGGTTTTGCTCAATAAACTGTTTAAGCGTATGCGTCTTGCCAGCGCCGCCCCGGCCACAGAGTACCACCGATTGCCCAGATAGCATTATCTCTAACGCTTCTGTTTGTTCCATCGTGCGTCCCAACTGTTTTGATGTGACTCTGCGAACTTTCTCTTTTTAGCAAGCAGCTTACCCACCTCTTTTGCAATAAGGTCGGTGTCTATTCCATTAAGCGCCGTATACCGATTGACGTAAACCTCTATGATATCGGTATCGCCCTTGTGGATGGTAAACCACCTACGACTATGGCGAGTAACTGAGAGCCCAATCTCATCGAGCCGTTCCGCCATCTCGTCGTAATCAGGATCTGGCTGTACCCGATTACGGATAGCAGTAGACACGTCCTCGTTAATTACTTCCGCCACTACGCCCCCCCCCTTAGTGACTCAAGCCATCGAAGCGCCCTCTTAGTTTTTTCTATTTCTTTATCTAGCGCGTTCGCGAACTCTCTGTCTTCATAACCGACAATCTCAATTAAGCCGTCCGCGCTCTCTAGGGTGTTCGTTATTCCCGAAATGAACCGGCTATAGGCTAGTACATCGACACCTCGCCCGTTCATTGCAACAATGATCGCATCGCTGTCCGCATGATCAAGCACTTGCTCAAGGTTGTCATCGCGAAATACTGCGTATCTCATTCTCGCTCCTCAATTGGGGTTAGTGAGTACTCCGGTACAATCTCCGAGATAAGCTCGGTATACTCCTTTGAGATGTTCCATAAATCGATATAGTAATCGCCAGTGCGAGCCTCTGAAATGTCCGCGAGATGTTCGTTAAGGTCGCCGTATATATATGTAATGCCGCCTCTAAATTCTACATTGAGCCCCGCATCTTCGCAAAGCCCTACAAATAAACTAATGTTCATCGTACCCTCTCTTTCTCTACTTCAATGTTATGAATTCTGTCCATAAGTAGTACTACATCTTTAACAGTCTTCCCGCTGACCTTATCCGCGAGATTTTTGTCGTTGGTGAATGCTACAACTGCTAAATCGCTCGACGTACCATGGATATATACCCTATGCCCACCGCTTAGTACTGGTATCCAGATCCTATAATAAGCTTTCTCACGATCTTCTACTGGTGTATCGCCATATTCGGCCAACAGCTTTGTCAATTGCGGGATCCTCTCTGTGCTGATAAGCCTGCGTGAACTTAGATCGTATCTCGCCCACTTATCAACAGATACTGATGCAACAACTACGTCCGCTCTCTTTATTGAGACGACATTATTGCCCCGATAAGTTTCAAACCCTAGCTTTTCCACTTTATCTCTAAAGTCATCTGTCGTCATACTAATACTCCTTAATGTAACTAATCTTATCCCCGAAGAAATCATCAAGCCAGTCGCGCTCTCGTGCAGAGATTCCATCATTGGCCTCGCCGATGTCGTTAGTCATCTCAACCTCAAGCGCCGGCCTGCCCATCATGACGACAGTCAATTGCTTAACGTATGAACCGTTCTCGTGCTTGGCAATCACCTTCTTATACCGATCGGTCAAAGGTGTACTTGCAAACTCCGACACAAGGGCGATCAGCTCAGCGCGAGCGACTTCGTCATCAACGCTGCCGGTATTCACCCAGCCATCGGCAAATTTGCGCAGAACTACCGACGCGCATGGCTTCCCCTTAAAGCTTATGTCGGTACAATAGCTGCCGGAGAAGACTCTGAACCCCGCAGCACGAGCCGCCTCTTCAAATTCTCTTAACGTCATCGAATCTTCACCTGCTTAGTGATGGCATTGCGTACGCCGCGCGTGTAGGCCTTTGCCTGTACGGTATCGAGTCGGCGGTTAATAGCGTCCACAATTGCCTCGCGGTCGCTAATCTCTGCGAGCATCTGATCCTTGTAGGCTTGCAGCTCACTCTCTGGTAGACCGTCTACCACCTCTTGCATTTCAAACATTGCGGGCTGGATTGGTTCAACATCCGCCCAGCCGTGTGGCTCGGGGTGCGCCCCCTTAATGACTGCTCGTGGGGTGGCAAACGATTGTACCCCGTCACCTAATGCCGCGCTGTTGCGCTCAGCCAACAATTCCTCGGGTGATGGTGTGTCAATCATCATGTCGTTGTATTGCCCAATGTGTTTTTTGTACTCTGTCATGCTTTCCTCCGTTTGATGTTTACAGTGTCCGCGCAAGCGATCGCTCAGTGTATCGAACTGCGCCCACTTATCGTTAGTTTCTTGCCCTAGTTTTGCTGTGCCTCGCAACGCGCCGCTTCGCATCTCTGTGTTGTAGTTCATTTATTCTCCTCTTTCTATTATCTTTTAGTATCATATTCGACACAGGAGTCCGCAATAAGATGTGTCAATCCTATAGCTAGCACCACCATTGAGCAGAAAGCTATCAGCTCTTTATGCCCTGAACTTACCATCCCCGCTATAAATAGGTAGAATTTGTATATCGATATTGCTACCATGTAGAGTACTACTGGTAACAGTGTCGCTGCACAACCATCGCTGTGTATCTAATGATATTCTTAATCATACATTGCCACCTTTGCTGCTAAGATGCCCATACGCTCACGTGGTGTAAGTCCACCTCGCATGCCGTACTCTACGTCACCAGTCATTAGTGCATCAGCTAGACACTCACCCCCTACTGGGCACTCTGCACAAATCTTACGTGCATCATTGTAGTTGTTGTACCCGTTATACTCGTCAGCGTATGCTTTGTTCGCCGGGAAGAAAGCTTCCGGGTCTGTCTGCGCACAAAGCGCTGAGCTTCGCCACGTCTCACTCACCCTTCCATCCTCCTATCGTCATTTCTTGCAATACATTCTTCATAAAGTAGATAGCGTTTACAGTTGCCATGTCCTTTACGGCGATGACCGACACCATATACTTCGCTGCCTCATCGAGATTCGCGAACGCCTCTTCCTGTATAAGGGAGACAATCTCATCGGCCTTCATGCCATTGTTGGTTGATTTGTCTAGGATCTCTAGAATTTGCTGTTTCACTTGATTTTCTCCCTCATCGACCTAGCGATAGAGTCCAATATCTTATCCATTTGGCCCTCGGTTGATATGGTTAACAGGCAATAAGCCGGATCACCAAACCCTGCATAGTCGTTGAACGCGCCCCAGCACTCAACGCCATCGAAATGCACGAGCTTGTCAGGTTCGTAACCTTCAGCATCCTCGCCAAAATCTTCTAACGCCTCCGTCTTGGTTGGCTTGTGATTATAAAGCCTCGCGCAGGATAGGATCTTGAATCCGTTTCCATGTTTAGCGTAATCAACCCAGACGGCAGCCACATACTTGTCGCCACTCATTACTCCTCCCCCCTCTACGATACAGCCGTTCTCAAATGTCTCATTAATAACACCCTCTAAGAACGGAATCTCGATATCGCTGATTGTCGCTGCATCTTTAGCTATATTAGTTAGTACTAAATCTTCGCTCTCTACATCGAAATGACTCACCCAGTACTGAATACCGGGCGTATTAAGTCTTACTTTATACATCTTTAATTGTCCCATCTCGCCCACTAAAGGCAGTTAAACAATCTTTTTCTTTACGCTCAGTGAATGCGCGCAACTCTTTTAAGGCCTCATTAATATGGAAATTCACCGCTTGCATCGCTTTTGAGTCCCAGTTAAGACGATAAGTAGCAGCTGCTGTATCCATCAATAGTTCAGCTACCTCTTTAATATTTGGTGCGGCCTCTCCTCCGCTGTTTTCTGGCTTATAAAAATCTATTTTTGCCATTTATTTCTCCTCTCTTTTAAGTTTATAATTGCCGAGTTGTTAAGCTGCTATAGCTTCTGTTCTATCTACTAATCATTATACTCCAAGTAATGGATAAATACAAGACTTTTTTAAAGGGAAAAATAAAGAAACCCGCCGACTCTTTAGTTGGTAGAATCCGCGGGCTTTATAGTTTATTCTTTATTAGTTTATTAATACTTAGTTACCTTAATGGTTATTGTCATAACATCAAGTGTTATAACCTTTGGATCACTCGCCGTTCTCCAAAGGGCTACAACAACTAATGGAAGTTCCTACACGTCACTCCCATTACTTGTCTCCGCCGCTGTTGCTCAAGAACAAGTTACAGTTCATTCGTCGGCCACTCTGTGTCCTTACTCACTCACTTACTTGTCTTTCGCTGCGCTTTTCTCTGCGTCGCCTCTCTCCCTTACGTTCGGCTCCTTGTTCAAAGCTGGTCGCTTACTTCGTAAGCTCCTATATGTATCTGTTTTATCAATTTCTAGACCCCCTCGGATCCTCAAAAATTAAAATTTGACACTGATTTTTTGTAAATTTGGCTCTCTACCCCTGTTATTTATGAATAAAGATTTTTTATTTTCATATACTATACCATATTTTTTATAACATATTTCCATAGAACAAAGCAAGAACAAAATCAAAAAAGAGCCAGCTATTGCCGACTCTCTATGATTCTCAAATGCGCCCTAGCCATGAACCTTGCGGCGTCTTTGAGCGGTAGTTTATGGGTATTTTTGTCAAACTCAAACACCCATCTATCTAACTCGGCGAATTGGGTCAGAGTGATACCCGCACGGTACTTGACCCCGTTTATCTCAATGATATCCCAGCGCGCAACCCTTACTTGCTTCTTTTTGCTTCGCACTCCCACCATGTCGCACCATCCTTTGAATAGTTCTCGCACTTATCTTGCTTGTACTCAGCGACACCTTGCGCCTTAACCGAGTTAATAAAGCCCTGGTACTTGAGTGTGCCGACAACCCCGAGGATTACTAGCAATACCCCGGCGAGGCCTGCGGCCACCATCTTAGCTGTGTTCTTGTTTACTGTTACTTTTTTACTCATCTCTTTTTCTCCTTATTTATTTTTAATATTCGCCTGCGCCAAATCCTAGATCGTAGTAAAAGCGTTGGGTATTATCTAGTTTGACTTTAACTGTCTTACCCCACTTGGTGGCTGCAATTGGCTCGATCATCTTAGCTGGGTGCAGCGCGTGGATATTCTTAGAAACTTCACGCCAATGCTCATACTTGGCCTCCAATTCGAGCGTCATGTCGGGATCGTACATGTCCCGGTCAATCTTGCCCTCCACCTCATCTAGGTAAGCCATTAATTCGCTATCTGTCATTCCTCATTCTCCTTTTCTTCTGCCAGTAAAGACTTGCCCAGTACTGGCGATTATTTGATTTAACAGTAGGCTTCAGCTTTTTAGCCTTATCAGTAATTGCCTCCACATAGCCCGGGAGTTTTCTGTCCTCCTCGGAGACGATAAAGCTAACCACCTTCTGCCCGTCGACCTCTAACACCTTTGGCGGAGACACTAGATTTTCTAATCCGGCAATCTCTCCAAATAGTGTTAGTTGCCCATCAGCTAGCTTGGCCAGGCTTCTTAAGAGTCATCGGCATGACTATGTAAATGCCGCGCTCACTCTTAAACACCATTGGTTTTGTCTCCCCATAAAGGTTGACTATTAAGCTGTCATCTCCGTTAAGGTCTTGTATTACCTTGAAGAAGTCAGCGTTGAACCTCATTTTTGCTTGCCCTGCCGGCTCACCCTCCAAGTAAGGAGTAATAAGACTCATGTAATCGGGGAACTTAGTGGTAACATTTCGACCATTATCCATGATCTCGGCTACCTCATTAGCCCCGAACAGGTCTGATACCCTACTTGTCATTGCTTTATGGGAGGCCTCTAGGTCAATCCGCGCAATTTGACGGCCAGCCCACTCATCTAAGCCATCAACAAACACCGCAGCTAGCATCACCCCGTTAGTGCCCACCAAACAGGTTTTACCCTTAATTCGGTCAATAAGTATATTGGTAAGCGCCGGGCGATCTTTGCCCTTATATACAACCTTTAGAAATGCCCCTAACTGTTTCTTGTTCACAATACCTCCATTACCAGTAAAATAACCATTACTGTTGCCCAGGTAACCATTGCGTAGGCGAGAAAGTGCCAAAAGATTACCCCAGCTAGTGCTAATGCTCCACCAATTACTGGTACTTTGTATAGCACCTCAAGTGTCCGGTTAACAAAATCGGCGAAGTCTTCAATAAATTTAGGTGATCCACTGTAAGGTAACATGTTAATCCTCGCACCCATACTGCTTACACCAGCCGTTATCGTTCACGGTGTCGACTTCTTCGCGGCAAGTAATCTGACCGTCAACAGGCCCGCAGTAGGTGTTCACCTCACTATGGTTATATACATCAACCCGCGCCTGCTTAATAGCTCGCTCTTCTCTTACCTGTTGAGGCGGGTTGTCTACTGGCCGAGCAGCCGCTCCGATCTGCCGCGCAACTTGCGCTACTGCTAGAATCAATAATGTGATTGCAGTGTACTTTATTACAGTCTTTACTTTACTCATAGCTGTTGCCTCTCTTTCTATTTCGCTTTCTAAGGGTATTGAGAGGCCCTACAATCGCTCTTAGCCTAAAAGACGGTAGTTTACCTATCTTAGCTTTATAGCTCTATTCTAGGGCCTTTAAATAGCTTATGGCTTCGCTACGCTCAGACGCGCCTGCGAGCAGCCTCTATTATTATTGTTAAAGTTTGATTTTGTTAATTTCACAAACTAATGCGATGTACTCACTAGCGGTTAGCTTTTTCATCCTCGTAGTTCTCCTTGAGCTCTTTCATCTGCTCATCGACAAAGTCCATGATTTCGCTTAGCTCCATCTCTTCGAGTAGTGCGTGGATGCCAAACTCGGCTACAACCTGAGCTGGATCAACCCCGCTAAGTACTACTGATTGATCTTGAGTGTCAACCTCCACCTTATCGGCGTAGATCTGGATAAAGTTAAATTTGTTCACTTTATTTCTCCTATTACTTTCATTTTGCAGGTAAGTGAGCTATTGCTCAACGCGCCCGCTAAGCGGCCTCTGTGTTATTTAGATTACTAAGTAATCGCGGCGCTCTAGCTGCTTTAGCTGCGTGAGAGGTTAGATTACTGAGTAATCGCGCCTCTCCATGTCGCGGAGTACCTTTCGGCGCTCCCACCAGATGTTAAATGCTTCAATGATTTGGTTCTTAATGTTGTTGATCATGATTATTTCCTTTCGTTTAATCGTTTGATGCTCGAGTTGTTAAGGTTTTTTGTTCGCTCCGTGCGATCAACTGTCCTCAGTATAGCGCGAATATTCTGAATGTCAACAACTTTTTGAAAGATTTTTAGACTTTTTTATTCTAGTAAAAAAATGAGTGTTTAGTATTGCATCTATATTTCAAGTGTGATATACTGATAGTAAGAGTTATATGTAGTCTCTTTAATAAAACTACATTGTACCTTTTACAATTCATAGCGTTGGTTATACGTAAAACCACGGTCTTTATTCACCCCGTATGAAAATCGGCGGGGACATTGACTGCCTTATAAGAGCCAAACACCTCGTTAGGTTAATAGGACAACCTCTAGTAAGGACAAACAGTAACGATTGAAAAAGACCCATTATAAGTAACCTGAGGCGAAGGGGCAACGTGCTTTCCATATTCTCACGACCCCGTACTAACGGTGCACCACCTAAGTAGGAGTGTATAAGTCCAGGTGAAAATGATCCCCGGCGCGGAGACAGGAGATAGAGCTTTTAAAGCGAGTGGCGTTCCTGCTTCAGTGTCCGCATTAAGCGATCGACCAATAATGGGCAGGAATGAGAACGACGAGTAGTGGGAAGTGCATAATATGGGAAAAGGGCGTGCACAAAGATCCTGAAGTAGCTTGCGGGGCTAGCCGAGGATTACTATTCAGCTCTATCATGGAATAAAGGTCTTAAACAGGCAGTTGCGCCACTTGGCGGGCACAGCTAGTCTATAGGTTAACTAATCAGCTTAGGTAATAGTAATAGTAAATATTAGTAGTTACCTTATACAACCTCGCGGCAAGCGCTCGGTAGTATAAGTAATATTAATAGAATAACTATAGGTTATCTAGTCATTATAGGTTATTAGTTTACTTAATAGGTTAGGTGTTAAAGGAACCGGGGAGTAAAGGCCCTTTTTGTCTCTCGTTATTGTAAATCATTTACATTAACAAATAAGAATAGAACTATTGACAAAGCCGCGGGCTTCCTTTAAACTAAACCTATGAACGACAACCACAAATTACCCAGCTGGATCACTGACGATTACAGCGACAACTTTATTAAAGAGAGACTAGCCAAAGAGGGTGTACAATACCCATCAATAGAACGGGCGCGGGCAAAGGCTTTAAAGCTTTACGAGACAACTCAACAACCAGGCAACACTATACTAGTAAAAGAAACCGTCGAATAAACTCGGCGGCTTTTTTATTTCCCTACACCCCACTCAGCCTACACCACTTCGGCTAAACGTATAACGCTCTCTAAGGCCACTGAGAGGCTCTACAATCGCTCCAAATAAAAAAGATGAGTCATAACCCATCTTTTAAATTAAACCCCATACAGAGCGTTTAAATCGCCCACGCTTATTATTGCCACAAAACCCGGCGCGGGATTACTTTTAATGCTACAAGCAACCTTCTCCCTATGGGGGAATAAAGACACACATAATAGCTTATAGAGAGACAATAACCTATAATAGGGCACATAGCTTAATAGGATACAAATAATATTAAATACTTATAATTATATACAAACACCCATAATTACCCAACAAAAGCCCAGTACAATGCGCCACTAACCCGCAGTATTGCAGTCAACAACGCGCGCGGGCCCCTCTTTTAATGCTTCCTTAATTGGAATTTTTTTACCCTTTATACATATATTATAAGGAATATACATAGGGAATAATGCACTATCTGGCACCTAAGCTCAATATTCGCACAAAAACAGGTGAAAATAACGTATAATGGGCCATTTTGGCGCTGAATTAGGTGTTTTCTGCTACTTTTGGGCTATCTACTACGCATATCCTGTGCACTGCAGCCTGTTTGAACGGGAGCAAAAACGCCGCACAACTCCATTTTATGTTCTAATATATATACTTTTACCCCAAAAATCACCATCAATATACCATATATGATATATTTTCACCCACTTCACAGACAAAATGCAACGAAAATGCCGGGGAAATGAAAATCGCCCCCTAAATTTTATATCATATCTGATATATTTATACCATATTTGATATATTTGCCCAAAAATCGCCCGTCTCTCCTATATATAATGAGTGCACCGCTATATATAATGTATCTATAACAAATCGCGCGCCTTGCTTTTAATGCATTATATTATATATAATATCCCTCCAATATATTTTACGAAGTAAAGCCTAACAAGCATAGCACCCTCTACAATCAACGGGACTACCGTTCGCGGACTAAAACAGCCCATAATGGCATAACGCCCACCGTGGCGCTCTCTTAACGGGAACTGCGACCGCCCAAAACAAGCCGCGGCGCTTCTCCCTTACAGGCCCCATTCTTTTACGAAGTAAGCATTTGTCCCCATTTTGATACAAAACTACTATATATATGTATACGTTAATACGCGCCATCCTACACGCTATCTACCCAGCTAACAGATACCACTACTATATATATAAGGGCGAGAAAGGGGGCTTATACTTCGTGAAATGGGTATTGTGCGAAGTTAAAACAGGTCAATATCACCGCATTGTTTTGCGAACTATATATGCCACATACCACGTCTTTGTCAACGGCGGCGATTGTTTTATTTTTTGTGGGGAAATTATTTTGTTAGGGAGAGTAAGTGTAGGTTAGCTGATGGGTGGGGTATGGCAGGCCACTCCCAACGATATTACATACTCTATTACGGGTGAATGAATGATGCTTGTCTATTTTCTACACAACAAAAAATTATGAAAAGTATATACTTATATAACGGTGGGGTATGTTCGCTATCGCTCAACGCATATGGATCGCTTCGCGCCCATAAGCTAGAGGCCCTTCCCGCGATTATTACTATCCCCCATCAAAACTAAAAGTATATACTCTACAAGAAAGGAGGCCTATATGGCAGAGACACAAAGTGGCGCGTCGCGTAGCCCAGAAGAGAAAAGATCAAAGGAGTATTGGAGAGAACGTAAACTTGCCCAACGCGAGGGGAGGACAAAACGAACAAAAAACAAGGATGGCGTGAGTATCAAAAAGAGAAACAAAGGTAAGGTTGCTAGCCAATGGACTCAAACCGAGCAACAAGAGCAATGGCTTAACTACTATATGGATCCTAAGTCGCCGAGTTATGCAAACGCCTATGCAAGCGCTATTAGGGCGGGCTATAGTCGATGGGCTGCTCAGAAGATGGAGACCAAGGATTGCCAAAAGTGGGTCGCCGAGGCTAAGAATATGATGCGTCTTACTCCGGAACACCTTAAACAACAGCTACAAATGATTGTTGTAAATGATATATCAAAAGACGCCGATAAGATTAGCGCTATTAAGTTACTTGGTAAGGAACATAATATGTTTGTCGACAAACAGGTTACCGCGCACGTAGGGATTGAGGAAGCGTTGAAGGAGTTGGATAACTTGTAATGCAAAAGAAAACAAATCGGAAGCTTATCTATATCTGGGACGAGAACCTAGAGTACTTCAATAGCTTACCCAATAAATCGTCAGTGATTAATCTACTCCTAAAGAAGGCTCGCGCCGATGGATGACTTAAAACTCACCCGCGCTCAATTGGAGAAGATTAAACTCGTTAAACAGGACTTCTACAAGTTCACTAAGATGAACCTGTACATTAAGGATAAGCTCGCTAATATTGTACCATTCGTACCGAATGAACCCCAAAGGGCCCTGATTGATTATGTATTGCTTTGCATTAAAGAGAGGCGGCCAGTTAAGGTTATCATCTTAAAAGCTCGCCAGATGGGCTTTAGTACGGCCGTAGAGGCTCTTTGTTACTGGTGGACGTCTACAAACTTCAACATTAATAGTGTTATCATCGGTAATGATGAGAAGTCATCACTTAACCTTTATAGGATGTTCCGTCGTTATTTTGACAACACTAATATCTTATTTAAACCGAGTGTTCGTTACAACACTAAAAGTGACCTAACGTTTGAAAAGTTCGATGAGAATGGTAAACAAATCGGTTTAGGTTCAGCTATCAAGATTGAGACAGCCAAGAACAGGTCCGCGGGACGTTCAGATACTGTTAACTTCCTTCATGCGAGTGAATTAGGCGCTTGGGAGAATGGAGAAGATCTGGTTGCTTCTCTTATGCAGGCAGTGCCAGATGCCGAGGTCATGGAGAAGCCCTCAATGGTCTTCCTAGAGTCTACCGCAGAAGGTCGCGGGAACTACTTTCATAAAGAGTATGTCGCAGCTGTTAATAAGAAGAATAACTACCAGCCTCTATTTGCCCCGTGGTGGATTCTTGACACTTATGAGCGCGATGCTACGTTTGAAGATTTGGGTCAATTAAATGATTACGAGAAGTTTCTAGTTGAGCTTATGCGCAAAGGCCACGAGACGCTCGGTCATAAGTTTCCAGTTAGCGAGGAGGCTATTCCCAGGAAGATTGCCTACTACAGAAGGAAGGCAAAAGACTTCGCGGCGACCCCTGAACGCCTACCCCAAGAATATCCCTCGACGTGGGAGGAGAGCTTCATCGCAAGCGGTAAGAATGTATTCAACCCATTAGCCTTACAGGAGATGGGGAAGGATGCAACCCCATTAGAGGATGTCGAGTATTACAAGATTACCCCATTAGAGGATCGCCCTTATGAAGAATTCGAGCTAGAGCAAATACCGTTTGAAGAGAACGAAGCACCTGATGACTTTACCTATAAAGCGCCACTTAAGATTTGGGAGAAGCCAAAGCCTTATAAGGAGTACGTTATCGGTGCTGACGTTGCAGAAGGTCTCAAGGGCGGCGACTTTAGCGTTGCTACTGTTGTAGATATTTCAACGATGGCAGTAGTCGCCAGATGGCGAGGACATTGCGATCCCGACAAGTTCGGCGAAATCTTAGGCGCTCTTGGTACGTATTACAATTATGCCCTTATAGGCGTAGAGGTAAACAACCACGGCCTGACAACAGTACAAAAGCTAAGAGACACATTCTACACGAACCTTTACAAGCGCGACAGAGGCTATGACGAGGAATGGGAGACACCCACCGTTAACCTCGGCTGGAAGACTGATATGCGGACTAAACGCCTCATGATCGATGACCTTATCAAGTTAGTGCGCGAGCGCGTGATTAAGGATAAGGATGTCGTATTCATTAATGAGGCATTCAGCTACGTGCGTGATGAGCGTGGTAGAATGAATGCAGAGGAAGGCTCTCACGATGACGTTGTGATGTCGACAGCTATCGCTTACCAGCTATTCCCTTGGGGCGATAATGATATATCAAACTTAAAGGTAGTTTCTACCGCAAAGATGCATAAAATAACCAATGGATGATAAAACACTACTAGAGGTAACTAAGCGCTTTAAAAAGGCGCGGCAGTATACCGAGTCTCACTACAAGAAGACTTGGGCAAATGCGTTCAAGTCTTACAACGGCATTAGAACAATCCGCGGATATGCAGGGCAGGCTGATGAGTTTGTCCCCGAAACCTTCTCAATCGTAGAGGCCCTTGTGTCCTCATATGTCAAAACAAAGCCGCGGTTTAAGTATTGGCCGCTACATGAGGAGCAGGAACAAAGCGTTGAGGCCTTAAACGGGCTAGTTAACTATTACTGGTCTATTAATAACATGACCGATAAGATGATTAGCTGGATTAAGGACATGGCTCTATACGGTACAGGTATTTTGGCCTTTGGCTGGCTAAAAGATCGGCCGCTTATCCAGAATATCCCCTTAAATGACTTCTTT